TACAAAACGGCACAAATACATGTAGTCAAGGTAGCTTTGATGTTTCTATTGAACAAAGAGATGATCAATATAATTACAATCATAATAGTCCTAGTAATAATTATGAAGGAACAGATGATGATAGAATGTTAAGATTTACTTGGAGAAAATATTTAGGGTCAGCATGTACAGATGAATTTATTGCAGAACAAGAAAAGCAAATGAAGATTAAAACACAATTAGAAGTTATCAAAGAGTGTAAGAGAGTACCTAGAATTAATCCTCCACCACCAGAGTTTGCAGAGTTAATTAATATGTGTATGAGAATAGGAGTTATGTCATCATCTCAATTTGATGGAGACAGAGATTTTGATCCTAAAATAAGTTATTGGACAGTTTTAAAAGAACAATATATGAAGGAACATCCTGGTTTAATAACATTGGATAATTATAAAAAATGACAGACAAACCATTAAAAATTAGTCAAGAGGCATCTGTGCAAATGCCTATGAAGACGGTTGCCAGTTTGATCGCAATGGTCGCCATTGGAACCTGGGCTTATTTTGGTTTGCATGAGATGCTGAACAATCACGCCACAAAAATAGAACTAATGCAAAAGGATTTAGAACAAAACACAGAGTTTAGAATTAAATACCCAAGAGGTGAGTTAGGTCAATCAGCTGGTGAGGCAGAGCTTTTCATGATCGTAGAACACGTTAGTGGTTTACTAGAGGATGTAGAAGCAGAGATTAAGGGTATGAGAAACAACGCTGTTAACATAGAATTTTTAAAGAAAAGAACTGAGAAGTTAACTGAGGACGTAGAAAAAATAATTAGAAACGGGAGCGATCATTAATGATAGAAACTGTATTCGCACTTATCTTAACTTTAAACGGAAATATGATAGAGCATGTATATAAACCAAACCTCAGCGATTGTTTGAAATCCAAGCGTATCGCGCAGAACGAGGTAAATCCAGAGCGGGTTGTATTTACTTGTAAGAAAGTAAAGGCTCAAACAGAGATATACATGGATAGAAAGAAGATCATTAAAATACTAGGATGAAGATTCATACCGAAATAGTAAACGGTATCTGTCCTGATTGTGAAGAGTATACAATGTTGGTTGGTATAACTAGGACCTTCTATAAATGTATGTCATGTGGTGCTTCTTTAGAACAACAAGTTAATGGTGTTATAAAATACATCCCTAAGTTGTCACCAAATACGGTTCATTCTAAAATAGAAGAGTATTTTAATGGCGAAGAAATCTAATTTTGGCGTAAATGCATACGTAAAACGTACAAAACCTAAGATAGGTAGACATAAAAAACGTATGAATAAGTCTGAAAAACGTAATTTTACAAAATATCGTGGCCAGGGCCATTAGTGTTCTGGAATATTATCATATTTCTATTCTGGGTTGATCTAATTTTATTTATAATTATTGCAATTGGCACCTTGACTTATTTCTTATAATATCCTATATAGAAATTAGAAAGGAACTAATATGAAAACAAAAAAAATAAAGAACATAAATAAACATATAACTAATATGTATAAGGATGTAGACAGAGAAAACAAAGGAACTGTTTATATGTTTCATAATACAGTGTTAAACATAATGTTATTTGTTAATTGTAAAGATGGAGATGAGGCAGCTGATGTATTTGATAGTTGTGGATTTGCAAGAAGAAGCGACTGGAAAATATTCTTAGAGTTAGGTCAACAACCTACAGATGGTCCGGAGGAGGCATTACATTAATGAGGTATCAATACAAAGTAAGAGAGATAGGTAAAGAAGAAACACAAGACATGGAAGCTATGTCTCTTAAAAAACTAAAAATAAAGTTAGATCATAAGAAAGAATATGCTGTTGAATATATGAACAAGCATAACAATTTTATATCTACAACGTTGAGAGGTAAGGAACCTAAGTAATGAAAGATAAAACGATAAAGATAACTCCGAAGAACATAACACAGAAACAATGGGCTAATCTTTTATTAGAATTAAATCTAATGAAGACAGCCTGGAAACCTTTTGGTGTTGATATAAATATACAGGCACCGGGGATCATGAAAACGATAAAGTGGGGCACAAAGATTGGTGCACAATTATCAGAAAAGAATCGGTAGTGGATATTATTGTTTTTACTGGTGAGATATTTGAATTAATTCCTGTAAAGAAATTAATGAAAGATATAGTCCTAGTACAAGAAACGGATTTGTTTGAGTTGTGTGAGATTTTAAGACTTAAACTTACAACGTATTTAGATGCACCAATTAATCAACATGTCATGAATGATGGCAGTGGTGATTTTTATGGATGTATTATGAGGTAGACCGGTGAGTAGGCGTCAATACAAATGCTTCGCGCTAAGTCACTTACGTTAGCTATGACCTGCAAGGGTAGCGACCAAAGCCGGACGGGGTACAGTACAGTGCACACAGATCTGTACTCCGTATATGAAACTTAGAATGATTCTAAACTATGATGAGGTACCAGGGACCATGGTGCAAGAAAATTTTATTACAATACCATATTCGTTAACGTCCTTCCGACCAAGCTCCTCTATTTTTTCTGACGCTTCTTTATACCCAAATTGAGCACAATCATAATGACTTCTAAAAGGTTCACGCCAAGTGTATGAAGGCAAACAATCACCCGCTACACTAGAACAAATTGTAAGTACTAATAAAAATTCCATTTGACACCTGTTGTAATTTATGAGATTAATCCTATATTAGTTAAATCTAAGAAAGGAGTATAAAGTTTATGACAGACATAAGCAAATATAAAAACGTCTCGCTATCCCATAAGACGTATGACACGTTAGATCTTCTTCGTAAGAAGATGGTTCCAAACACCGTGTTAAGTAGATCACAGACAATAACTGTATTAGTAAATGAGAAAGCGATTAAGTTAAATGGAAGACTCAAAGAAAAAAAATAAAGTAATCTGCCCACGGTGCACAGGTAATGGCTACGTACGGATACCTAATCAAGCGGTTGGTGATCCTACAGAAATTGTTACTCAGTGCACAATGTGCAATTCAGAGGGAGAAATCTATGAAGTTGATAGCTATGATTATAGTGGTATTAACCATGACAAGTTGCAGTAAAACTTTTGAGTTTGATGGTTTTGATCCAACCACCGCAACAGTTAAATGGATTATGAAAGGGGGAAAGCATGACACAAAGTGAAAGAATAAAATATCTGATAGAACAAAATAAGTTTCTTAAACTTAAACTAGAACAACTTACTGATAAGTATAAAGATCTAGAGCATCAATATAACAAAGTTTATGAAGAGAATAATAATCTTAGACTTGTTAAAGGTGCAGGAGAAATAGCGTGAAATCAGAACTAGATATAGCTTATATAGCAGGACTCTTTGATGGTGAAGGTAGTATTTACTATGCTAGAAGACCGGAGAAGAAGAAAAAACATAAAGGCAAAGGTTATAGAATCTCTAATAGTCTACGTATGAGTATGGAGATTACCATGACTGATCAATCTGTGATTCGTTGGGTCCACGAAATATTAGGTTGTGGAACTGTTGTAAAGAAACCTAGAAAAGGTTTTCGTAAAGACGGAACTAAATATCTAATGCAGTGGAAGTGGCGATGTACATTCAGAGACGCGTATTACGTGTGTATGTTATTGGCGCCCTACGCCCATACGAAACTAGCTAAAATCAGACAGATCACAGATCATTACGCTAATACGGATAGTCATCTTACAAATAGCAAAGTTGTGAATCTAAAAGATTATAAGAAAGCGTTGGTATTCGAATGATGTTAAAATTCTACCTGTGGATAATGGGTTGGTCGGGAGCGATTAACTCATGGGCATGGCGTAAACAAGCTAGAATCGTACGAAAGAATCGTAGATGACCGTAGAGTTTGGCTTTATGATGCTTTTATTCGGCATGAGCTGTATTCTTATTGGAGCGTTAATAGTTTGGTATGTAATAAATAAATATGTTGTAAAGAAGGACGATGACGATGAAATGGAATAAAAAATTTATATATCCTAAATCAACCAGGTCACTGATTAATGGTAAACGACACTATGATGTTGGAACTGAAGAAAAGTTACCAAGTGTCACGACGATATTGTCAGCGACTCAGTCGGAAGAGAAACGTAAGAGTCTTGCTAATTGGAAAGCTAGAATGGGAGCACACACTGCAGATCGAATTAGAGATGTATCTGCGATGCGAGGGACTTCTATGCATACGTATCTTGAAGGGTATATCACAGATCAAAGACACCTGGACCTGACCGCCTTGGGCCGAGAAGCAGGGCGCATGGCTGATGTGGTTATTAGATCGGGGCTCGGGGACCTGGGAGAAGTATGGGGCACTGAAGTGACACTATATTATCCTGGCCTTTATGCAGGGGCTACCGATGTGGTGGGTATTTATAACGGGCGCGAAAGTATAATAGACTTCAAACAGACAAACAAGCCTAAAAGACGTGAGTGGATTGAAGATTATTTTATACAGCTAGCTGCATATGCAATGGCTCACAATCAAGTATATGATACTCAGATTCAACAGGGTGTGATTCTAATGTGTTCGAAAGATGGCTTTTTTCAGAAGTTTGTAGTATCTGACCAAGAATTTAAACAGTGCAAATATGCTTTCTTGAAGAAGGTCGACTATTATCATCAGAATTGTACCAAAAATAAAAATAGCCAAGATACAAAAAATGATTAAAAAATGCGCTAAATCATTGAAGAATTTGCTCATAAACACTATTGTATACACTTTATTCTATAAAAATAAAAAAAATTTTTTTATTTTTTTTAAACCTTGGTACAATTGGTACAAATTAAAAAAGATAGTAATACCAACGTTTATTCGTTCATTTTTGTACCTATACCCCTTGGTACAATTGGGTACAATTGGTACAATTGTTAAAAACACTAGGTTTTACAACGATCTAAGGGGTCGCGCGCGTGTTTTTTATTTTTATTTTATAAATTATAAAACCTGGGGTATACATACCTCATGAAGAGGAAGAAGAGATACAAACATGCAAGCATAGGTAAAAAGAAATATTATTTTTATTCCATCAAGTGGCTCGATATTACCGGTGACGCGGGACACGCCACACCAGAAGAGTTTGATAAGTTTGAATGTGCAAAGATGGTTACGCAAGCATATGTTTATAGAAAGACAAAAAAGTTTGTATGGACTTTTAGTTCTTACGATGAAAAAGACGAAGTATTTAGTGATAGGAATGTATTCCCCACTGGTTGTATTGTCTCAATGGAAAAAATATTAAATTAAATGTTGGAGAGATTTTACATATCAATATTAGCAATCTATTGTGTATATGCCTTGTTTTATTATTTTTTTATTGGTCAATTTAACAAGCATAAACCTACAATGACAAAAGAAGAGTGGGATAGAAAATTATAATTATTTATTTTTTATCGTCTAATCCTACGTATATTACTACACAGAGCAATATAAATGCTATGATAGTATTTATAGGTAAAAATGGTTCCATTACTCTTTTAGTTTTTTGAGTGCTAACTTAGTCTTAACTATATTCATTAATCTTTCATTCTTCTCACGTGCCTCATCAGCATCTACCTTGATGTTCATATTGAGTCTTTTATCTACAAATCTACCATCAGCTTTCATAATAATTTCTTGGGCTCTGATAGCATCAGCATACTTACCATTCTTTCTGGCAGCATCACGTAGCTGTCCTAGTGTTGCTTTTTGTTCTGGTAGGTTCTGTTCATACTTTGAGTACAGCTCTTGTTTGAGAGCATCATGAAAGGCCACCACCAGCGGATACTCATCTACGTTCATGAGTCTACTAGCATAGTTACCAGGGTCTGCATATCCAGCCAGCTTAGCTGCCTCTGTTTGGCTACATGGCTCACCTTCATGGCCATAGACTAGAAACATTACAAACTTCTCTTGTTGTGCTGTTAATTTTTTTGGTAATGACATAACACTTGTAATATATCCTATAATTTGTATATATCAATATTAGAAATATGATAGATGGAAAGACATTTAGACATGGTTTAGACAAGTTTATGAAAGCAGAAGTCACTAAAAACGCTAGGATGCAGGTGCAATTACCTAACGGAGAATTTTATGACATTGTTGGAATAAAACTACTTGAAAATAAAATAATTGGTAGTAAAGACACACACAGGTTAGTTTTGTCTTGTAAAAAACCAGTAGAAAGTATGGGTGATCCTGTAAAGATTCTATAAGTTATCTGGACTGAATTATGTCACAGAAAAAGATAAATTCTGAAAGAGATTTATGGAAAAAAGTTAAGAATGAAATTAAAACCATTTCGTGGATTCGTATTGAAAATTGGGCTTTACCTGGTACTCCTGACTTGTTGGGCTATACTCCTAGTGGGTCCTTTTTTACCTTAGAATTAAAATTTTCACGATCCATAAAAGTCCAGATATCCCCGCACCAAGTTGCCTTCCACACGAAACATAAAAAAAATACCTATGTGCTTGTTGCCTGTGCCCCTAAGCTTGGGTCTTTCCGCTTGTACCCTGGTTCTCGGATCTTGGAGCTTGCGACTTCTGGCTTGTTGCTTGAACCCTTGCGTTCAGGTTGGGATGCTTGCCGCCTCCAGCTTGAGAGCTTGTAAGCTTGCGCCTTTGCGCCCTGAGCGCAGCGTAATATTTTGGATGATACCATGTCATTAATGTTTACCGTAACACACGTTAGCTGTGGACCTGTCCCAGCACGCTCGACAGCTGCCGCATTCGTTCCCCTGATCTGGGGCCGGGCACGTGCGCTTGTCCTGGCTGGTTACTGTAGATGTCCACGGCCAAAACTTAACGGGCCCAGAGTCAATCATATGTGATGACATTCTAATAATTAAATTAGACGGAATCGTGGCGGGGTCAACCTGCTTCAGGAACTGTGCTTCTCGCGTCGGCATCCAGTGCCGGGTCTTGCTTGTACGCTTGCACACTTCAAATATATTTTCTAGATGCTTCATACTCTGGATGTCTCCGGAGTCATGCCACCTGAACCAGTCCTGGTCCTTGATCAACACCACCATGGCGTCAACCCAGCGCGGATCCTCAAGCGCTGCCAGGCGTCGTTGCAAGGCCTGCTGTACGTTACTAAATCTGTAGCGCCCCTTCAGGGCGTAACAGCCGGCACATACTGAGCCAGGGACCTTCACCAGCTTAGCACCAGTCTTGCACATCTGGGCCGGCAGGTTGTGCGCGGGTCCAGGCATTTTCGACGGCTTCGACAGTCCGCCGGTTATTTCTCTTGCTTCTTTTTTTAACATAATTTTCTCCTATAATATCCTATAACATAGAGCTTGTGACCTGTCAAGCTTGAGCTCTCACTCGTGGCTTGCGGCCAAGCACACTGAAGCCCAGCGGCAATTGTTTACCGGTCGACCAGGGCTTAAGAGTAATTAACTCTGTGCTTGACCCCAGATCCTATTGTTAAGCATCGGACTAGTATGTGCTCAATAGGATCAGGGCTCAAGTCTGGACGCCTAAGCGCCCAGAAATTTTGTTTAGTCTAGCAATACATAATATTGATCAGTGAAATTCTTTTGGAACCAGTCCAGGCCCTTGCGCATTAGGTCCACGTCACCTGTTACTTCGGCACCTTTAATCGTATCATAGACAGCCACAGCGTACCGGGGCAGTTGACATGATTGGCCTGAATAAGGGTTGGTCACTGTCTCCAGCGCGTGCTTAGACTTTGGATCCGTCATCATTATTTTAAATGGTAGTTTCATATATCCTTTCGTTTTTATAGATCCTACAATATCCCAGGTTACCTGTCAAGCTTGAAAGCTTGCGGGCTTGTGGATAAAAGCTTGAAGATTCTGGGCG